CGTGTTCCAGCTAGTAAGATTACTAAAAAGAACATGGAGGAAATTCATGGTGAAGAAATGGAAGGCTTAGATACTTCTATTGACTGGAAGAATACATCTGACAACGCATATGATGGTGAGAAGCTACTTATGCTAGTGGAGGACGAATCGGCGAAATTGGAAAAACCTATGAACATACTAAATGGATGGCGAGTTAGAAAGACTTGTTTACGTTTAGGTAGTAAGATTATAGGAAAGTGTATGATGGGTTCAACATCAAATGCTCTATCTAAAGGTGGGGATAATTACAAGACGTTATATCTAGATTCAGACCCAAACAAACGATCTAAAAATGGTCAAACTAAGAGTGGGTTATACTCGTTATTCATTCCTATGGAGTGGAATTTTGAGGGATATATAGACCAGTACGGTATGCCTGTATTTGAAACTCCTGAAGAACCAGTTGTAGGTATGGATGGTGAAATGATAGACACAGGTGTTATTGAGTATTGGAATAATGAGGTAGAAGCACTAAAGAGCGATTCTGACGCACTTAATGAGTTCTATCGACAATTCCCTAGAACAGAGTCACACGCTTTCAGGGATGAGTCTAAAGAGTCTTTATTCAATCTTACTAAGATATACTCTCAGATAGATTATAACGACAGCCTTGTAAAAGAGAAGTTTTTGACAAGAGGTAGTTTCCATTGGAAGAATGGTATTCAAGATTCAGAAGTAGTCTGGACTCCAGACAGAAATGGGAGATTCTTAGTTTCTTGGCTACCTCCTTTAAACTTAAGAAATAACGTAATAACAAGAAACGGTAAGAAATATCCAGGTAACGATCACTTAGGAAAGTTCGGATGTGATAGTTATGATATCTCAGGTGTAGTTGGTGGTGGTGGATCCAATGGAGCTTTACATGGAATGACAGCTTATCATATGGATAATGCTCCTGTAAACGAGTTCTTTTTAGAGTATGTAGCTAGACCTAGTACAGCAGAGATATTTTATGAAGAGGTGTTAATGGCATTAGTTTTTTATGGTATGTCTATACTTGCAGAGAACAATAAGCCTAGATTACTTTATCATTTAAAAAATAGAGGGTATAGAGGCTACTCTATGAATAGACCTGATAAACATATAAGTAAGCTGTCAAAAACAGAGCTAGAGCTTGGTGGAATACCTAACTCATCTGAAGATGTAAGACAAGCGCACGCTACAGCTATAGAGTCATATGTAGAAGAATACGTTGGAATAGATATAGAGGGAACGTATAGACTTCAAGATGAGATTGGTAGTATGTATTTCACTAGAACGTTAGAAGATTGGGCTAAGTTTGAGTTTAATAATAGAACAAAATATGATGCCTCTATTAGCTCAGGATTAGCGATTATGGCTAACAGAAGGCACAAGTACTCTCAAGAGGTAAAAAAGTCAAAAATAAATGTTAATTTTGCTAGATATAATAACAATGGCGGACAGAGCCAAATAAATAAATATGGATAGAGAACCTATTATTAAAAACACTTCGTTTCCAAACCAAATGGCGACGGATGCTGAGAAAGCAACTCCAGAGTATGGTTTATCTGTTGCTCACGCTATTCAATCAGAGTGGTTTAAAAGAAGGGGTGCGAGCTGTAGATATTACAGTCAATATGGTGATTTTCATAGATTAAGACTTTATGCTCGTGGAGAGCAGCCGATATCTAAGTATAAAAATGAGATGGCTGTTAATGGTGATAGCTCTCATCTTAATTTAGATTGGGCTATCGTTCCTATTATACCTAAGTTTGTTGATATTGTAGTAAATGGTATGAATGACCGTTTGTATACAATTAAGGCTGAGTCTCAAGATGTTATGTCTGCCGAGAAAAAGAACTCATTCCAAGAGACTATTGAAAAAGATATGGTTGCTAAAAAATTCTTAAGTCAAGTTAAGAATGAATTAGGCGTAGATGCTTTTAATGTTCCAGAAGAAGAAATTCCTGAGTCTGATGATGAGTTATCATTATATATGCAGCTTAAATATAAGCCAGGGATAGAGATAGCTGAAGAGGTTGCTATAGATACGTTATTCGAAATGAATGACTATAAGTACAGAATTAAACCTGATGTTGATATGGACTTAACTGTAATAGGTATCGGAGCAGTTAGACACACTTTTGACACAGCTCAAGGTGTTAAATTAGAGTATGTTGACCCAGCTAATCTTATTTATAGTGACGGAGAGAAGAAAGACTTTTCAGATAGATATTACTTTGGTGAAGTAAAAAGAGTTCATTATACAGAGCTTGTTAAGATTAAGCCAAATATCACTAAGGAGGAATTAGAGAAAATAAAGAATAGTGGGAGCGATTGGGATCAAGAGTATCCTATATCAGCTAGATATAACGATGATGTTTTAGGAGGGGAGATGGTTAATATCCTGTACTTTAACTACAAAACGAACAAGCGTTTTATCTATAAGAAGAAAAAACTAGATAATGGTGGAGAAAGATTAATAAGAAGGGATGAATCTTTTAATCCCACTCAGACAGAAGAGGATAGATTTGAAAGAGTAGAGGTAGTAAAAGACGTATGGTATGATGGTGTGTTAGTATTAGGTACTAATATGTTGCTTAAGTGGGAATTACTTAAGAATATGGTACGTCCTAAATCAGCTAGTCAGGACGCTCTACCTAATTACATTGTAAACGCACCTAGATTATATAAAGGAAATATTGAGTCATTAACTAAAAGAATGATTCCATTTGCTGACCAAATTCAGTTAACACATCTTAAGATACAGCAAGTAATGTCTCGTGTTGTTCCAGATGGTGTATTCATTGATGCTGATGGTTTAAATGAGGTTGATTTAGGTAATGGTGGAGAATATAGCCCACAAGACGCTCTTAATCTTTACTTCCAAACAGGTAGTGTTGTAGGTAGAAGTTATACAGGAGAGGGTGAGTTTAATAACGCTAGAGTTCCAATTCAAGAATTATCATCTAATAGTGGTCAAGGTAAGTTACAAGCACTAATTGGTGTTTATAACTATAACCTTAATATGATTAGAGATGTAACAGGTTTGAATGAAGCTAGAGATGCTTCTACACCAAATCCTGACGCATTAGTTGGTTTACAGAAATTAGCAGCACTTAATAGTAATACAGCTACAAAACACATATTAGATGGTGGCTTAACTATCACTAGAAACTTATCTAAGTGTTTATCTCTTAGGATAGCTGATATTTTAGAGTATGCTGACTTTAGAGAAGAGTTCGCTATGCAGATAGGAAAATATAACCTATCTATATTAAACGACATTAAAGAGCTTTATTTACATTCTTTCGGTATATTCTTAGAATTAGAGCCAGATGAAGAAGAGAGAGCTCAATTAGAAGCAAATATACAAATGGCATTAAGTAGAGACCAAATAGATCTTGAGGATGCTATTGACATAAGAATGGTTAAGAATCTTAAGTTGGCTAACGAGTTACTTAAAGTTAAGAGACGTAAGAAGCAAGAGCGTGAAGCTAAGATGCAACAGCAAAAAGAGCAAATGCAAATGCAGTTTAACTTACAGACACAACAAGCGTCAGCTCAAGCTCAACAGCAGAAGGTACAAATGGAGGCTCAGTCTAAGATTGCTATTGAGGAAGCTAAATCTAACTATGAGATAGCTAAATTGAATGCTGAGGTTGCTGCTAAGAAGGAATTAATGGCAGTTGAGTTTGAATACAATATGCAATTAAGAGGTATTGAGACGGATAACTTAATGAAGCGAGAAGATAAGAAAGAGGAAGCTAAGGATAAACGTGTTAACATTCAAGCAACTAAGCAGTCTAAGTTGATTGAGCAGAGACAGAAAGGTTTGCCTCCAGTAGATTTTGAGTCATCAGAAGATGATATATCAGGGTTTGATTTATCAAGTTTTAATCCTAAATAAATAGTTTTGATTAATAAAAGTAAGATGAAATGCAATCAGCCTAAAAGGACACCGACTCATAAAACAAAGAGTCATGTTGTAAAGGCTTGTGCTAATGGTGAGGAAAAGATAATTAGATTTGGGCAACAAGGTGTTTCAGGTTCACCTAAAAAGAAAGGAGAGTCTAAGTCTGATGAGGCTAGAAGAAAATCTTTTAAAGCTCGTCACGCCAGTAATATAGCTAAAGGCAAGATGTCGGCAGCATACTGGGCGAATAAAACTAAATGGTAACCAATTAATAAATAGATAGTTATGCCGATTAACAAAAACAAAGAAAAGGGAATGAGTCATAATAAAGCAGCTAGAAAAGCTGACGGAACAAGGCTCGCACAAGCTGTAAGACGCAAAAAGAATGAGGTAAACAAAAAAAAGAAATAATTGTTTAACTTTGTAAAAAAAATTCTAATTAAATGAAAGTAAGGGAAGTAAGTTACGAAGAGAAGTCAATTTCTGAACAAGAGAAAGAACTTCTTGCAAAACACGAGGAAGAGCAAAATAATAATATTGAGGATAAGGATAACCCTCCTGTTGAAAATCCTCCAATTATTGATGACACTAAAGAAGGAGTTATTGATGAAGTTCAAAAGTTTGAATTGGATGATACATCAGTTCTTAATTACTTAAAGTCTAAGTCAGGCAGAGAGTTAGATTCTTTAGAGTCTTTATTTGAAGAAAAAAGTATAGAATTACCTGAAGATGTTGAGGCGTTCTATAAATATAAGAAAGAGACAGGTCGTAGTTTAAATGACTTCATAGAGCTTAATAAAGATTTTGATGCAGAAGATGCTGATAAAGTTTTAAGTAAGTATATAAAAGCACAGAATCCAGAGCTAGATGCAGAGGATATTGCTTTTGAAATGGAGAAGTTTAAATACGATGAAGATTTGGATGATGATGCAACTATTAAAAGTGCAAAGTTATCTATGAAAAAAGAACTTGCTAAGGCAAAAGATTATTTTAATGGTCTTAAAGAACAGTACAAAGCTCCTCTTGAGTCAAGAGATCCTTTAGTTCCGCAAGAAGAATTAGAACAATACAATGCTTACAAGGAATATAAAGGTAGGTTATCTACTGAGCAAGAAGAACAGATGAAGCGTTCTAAGTATTTTGCTGACAAGACAGAAGAGT